ATGAGAACGCATTGTTAAGCACGTCCGCACCTTTGACTTCCTTGGTGTTCGCCATAGATCGGGCCAAAGCCTTCACATAGCGTTTGCCTAACGAATCGTAAAGATTGTCCTCCACAGCTTCGTCGGTGAGGGCAAATGCTAAAGCCACCGTATCGTGCGTATACCTAGCAGTGAATGACTCACTTGCATTGTCGAACGCGACACCTTGACCTTCCGTTTTGGTCGGCGCACCGCCAAATCCGGTGATGAGTACCTCTTCTTCGAATGCACGCTGAGAGTCTTCGATTGCAAAAATTTCTTCGAACTCCCTCTCATAGCTGTCGTAAGACATGCCGAATAACGAGTTCAATCCTGGTTCGAGTTCTTTAGCGAGCTGTGCTCTTGAAATAGCCATTGTTCAGCTCCTTATGCTAGGCCAGCGCCTTTGACGCCGTAGATTGAGTTTTGAATGACCACAAGCACGTTAGTGTTCGCCGATGCAACGTCGTCGTTGTTCGGATCTTGTGAAATGTCAATCGCCTTGATTGGGAGTGTGGTAGCTGTTGCTCCCGTTGTCACATCCAACTCAGCACCTGAAATACCAGTGAGTGTGCTACCCGCGCTGGTGTACACGATATCGAAGTTGCCGAATAGATCGGCGACTGGGAACGTGTCATCCGCTTGGACCTCATAAACAACATTCGGATCATCGATGATGAATGCGATGATGTCGGATGCGTTTGTGCTTGCTGGATAGAAGTTGCTGAACACCTGCTCACCACTTGTGGGATCAGTGAACTGACAACCGTTGAAAACACCGACAATGGGGACCGTGCCGCCGTCCGCATGAACTTCGACCGTACCACCTGTCACTTGAGCGACCATGTCGCCTTGGAAGATGGATGTGCCGTAGTTTGCCGCGATACGATATCGACTTGTTCCGCCAGAGTAAGGTGCGCCGCCAATCATTCTGACGGGCTTCATGCCAAATGCAGCGTCTTTATTCGCCATTTGAAATTACCTCGCTATCTGCGTCCAAAAGTAACGTTGCTATCTCGCTGAGGATCATATTTGACGTAACGGCTGTCGCCCCGTGTTTCATTGAACATGGTGTTGTCCAAGGCATCCGTGGCTTGTTGAGATTTGTCCGCGTAATACGCACGCCGCTCTTCAACCGTTTCGTTAGGGATCTTTGCAAGAAGCAACCCTTCGTTGTAAACCACGCCTTCATGCCGTCCATTGTCAAGGGTAGGCAAAGATCGCCATTCAGGTGGCAGTTCAGTGCCGCGCACTAACTCCCAGCCCTCACGCAAACGTCGTGACACGTTTGCACGGTCTTCTTGACCTAGCATTGACTCTCGAATCCATCGGTAGGTATAACCTTCCGGGGGTGTTGGTGTTTCGAGTGAACGAACAGGTTTCCAGGGTTTACGTCGCGTCTGATTATCGTGGGACTGCGAATCACGGGATGAACGTGCGCTTGCTTTTGTTTCTGCCATTTTAATTTGCCTCTCTTAATGCGATTTTTTGCTTCTCTTTGGCGACTCGCTGCAACCATGCCTCTTCCGACATGTTGTGCGGCTTTAGACCTCTAAGACGCTCGAGCTCTGACTTGTTAAAGCTTACGCCATTCTTTTTGCCTTGTGTTTTCGACCGACCTCCAGCGGAGGCTGATGCAACTCTTTGCACAGCGGGTTGCGCTTCACGTTCAACGGCCTGACTTCTAGTTTCAGAAGTTCTGGTATGAGGATAAACCGTGCCTACACGGCTGTCCAACTCCTCATAATATTCATCGGAGCCAACATCGTACCCCTCATTGGCAAGGTTGTAATGCACATAATAGGCATACTCCGTGGCCTTCATATCTTCGGGGTCTTCTTTGTTGGCATACCAAGGGTTTCGCTCATGCCACGCCAGAGCGTCTTCAGTGGGTTGGATCTCTTGTTGCGCGGGCTGTTCTGGTTGCTGGTAAACAGGCTGCTCATTCCCTTGGCTCACATATTCTTCTTCTTGCGTTGCCGCTTGTTGTCTTGCTTTTGCGACACGCAGTTTTTCTTTCTGGATTGAGATATCGCTTTGCAGTTTCGCCGCTTTTGTAATTAGATCCGCGTCACCACTCTCCACGGCTTTGCGATACACATCATCAATCTGAGCTTCTTTGCTGTTGATGGCCTCTTCTTCTTTTGCCAAGACTTGGTTCGACTGCTGTTGCGAATAAGTGCGATATCTTTGTAACTCCGCCTCTTTTTGCAGTGCGATTTGTTCAAGTTGTTGAGCGCGCTGTTCGGCCTCGCGTGCTTTGGCGTTCAGCTTGTTGATGCGCTTCGAGACCGATTTGGTATACGTTTCAAGCTCGTCATCCCCGCTGGCTGATGTTGGGGATTCAACTGGGTCTTCAGTCACCTCTATTTGCAATTGCTCTTCGATGACGTCTTGTTGCTCTGCTGCTTGATTCTCAATCATTTGAAACTCACTATATCTGCGGGATGTAGAATGGTGCCGATGACCTCGTCATCATTAATAATACGAACCTCTTCGCCGTCTTCCAATTTAAAACGCGCGCCAGCATAACGGCCGATCAACACCCACTGATTTTCAGATACCCAGGGTGTGTCACCAAACTTTTCGGTGTCGCCGTAGCAAAGCGGACCCATCTTCAAGACGAGCGCAACAACGGTTGCAAGCGCCTCCCGATCCACGGTTTCTTTAAGAAGATGAATGCCACCTTCAGTGGTTGCTTTGCCTTTCCACGGCATCACAAGCATCCGCCAGCCAGTAGGTTGAGGCAAACGCTCGAGCGCACTTTTTTCGAGCAAATCGGGGTTGAGCACCATCTCACTGGCAGGGACGTAAGCGGAGGCTATGGTTGATTCTGTCACTTCAGACATCCTTGTAATACTCGCGAATCGTGTCTTCAACCAAGTTTATAATAACGAGCTCTCCCTGCAAAGATTTATAGTGCTCTATATCTTTCAACATTCCATCCATAAGCACTTCGCGGATCAGCTCTCGACGTTCCGACAAAATGCGTTTTAGGCGTGAACCTAGGTCAATATCGTCCACTAGTCGCGCTCATGGAAGTCGTAACCGCGTGTTGCTGCACCATAACCGCGCGCTTTAATTACACGATAAGGTCCACCGACCGTGCGCCGCACCGGGTCAGGCATGGTGGGTGTAGTCTTCATCTTTTTTGTAGGCGTTTCGACTTTTTCAATCCGAGTCATATCTTTCATGGTTTATCCCTTTTTGCGTGGTGATTTTTTAGGTGCAGCCTTTTTTGCCGCCGCCTTTTTTGCAGGTGCTTTTTTTGCGGGCGCTTTTTTTGGCGCGGGCTCTGGTGCAACTTCAGGCTCAACAGCGGGAGGCGCTACTACTTCTACCTCCGCAGGCGTTGATACGATAGGCGGTGGCGGTTCATGGCCGTGTATCCTAGCCATTTTTGTGGCAATGCGATGATCGCTTGCCTCTTTTTTTCTCGCTTTTTCTATAGCGGCGATCTCTGCCATCTTCGCTTCTACATCGCGCACCAGTCGTTTTTCTTCTTGTAGCGCGGCCACTTTCGCTCGCACCGTCGAGTTGGATGAAATAAATTTACCTGCCATAGCTATCTTCCCCTGTTCTGCATATCAAGCAGTTTCAATTCTGCTTGTTGTTCTAAGCGTCGCAAGGCGACATCTAATTTGTCGTCCGCAACCTCTTTTTGTGTGTCAATCCGTTGCTTTGCAATCTCACTCTCAAGCAGCTTTTCTTGTGCTCTCGCTGCTTGTTTCGCGGCGAATTGGTCGTTGTCTGAGTCAATTGCCTTTTCGCGCAACGCAAGCTCCTGCTGTCGTATTTGCACTAGCGGATCTGTCTCGTCACCTTGCCCAATTGACTCAAGCAACTCTTGCGTCAACTGCGCCAAAAGCGGCGCTGAGAATTGCTCGACCTGCATTTGAATCTGACTCATCTGCATTTGCATTTGATCAGGCGGTATCTGGCCCGCTTGCCCCGCCGCTTGTAACTGTTCGATCTGTTGATTCAGCTCAGGAGGTATTTGGTCTTGCACCATCTGACCTGCCATAAACTGCAAATGTTGCATCATATGACCAATAATCATGCCCTGTAGCGCAGGATTCTGTTTCACCACATCGGTCAAAAATAGAGAGCGGTGAGCGTCAATGTGTGCTTGATGGTTTTGTTGTTCAAACGCCTGAGCGGGCTGGCCCATCAAAAAGCCGTTGTTTTCAATCCCGGCATCGATAGGTTGAGGCATCGGTGGCGGGGGTGGTGGCTGTATTAGGCTATCCACATCATCCACACCCAGCGCCGAATACATGCGCCGATACGCTTCGTAAATACCTTGGGGACCGTGTATCTCTGGATTAGATTGCACCATCTGCAACAGCTCTTGCGCCATCGTAATGCGCTGAGACTGTGAAAAAATATTGGGGTCTGATACGGGGATGACGTCTACGCGGCCATCGAAGTCTTGCGCCATGATTTCTTGTGGGCCGTTACGCGCCACAAATGGGTAGCTTTGCGGTAAATATTCTGCAAAGACTTTCGCCAAGAGCTGAAACTCTAGCTTCTGACTATAATGCAACCGCTTATGAATGGCTGACATCACTTTAGTGCCACGCTCCAGCAAAGCGACTGTTGTACCAACAGGCATGGCTTGATTCATGTCACCGACATTCATATCAGCGATGCTGGCAAACCGTTTGCCTGACTCGACCAAAAGCCCAAGCAGACTCATCAATACGTTGCTGGGCTCTTTGATTGGCAGTGGTATCAAGTTTTCGCGAAGTGAGGCGCCCGTGGTATCAATATCACGGAACTCACCAGGTTGCAGCGGGTTGTCCTCGTCACGGATGCGCATCCCTCTCGCCTTGAAGCCTGCTGGCAAGTTAGCGAGCGTACCCGCATCGATGAGTTGTCGGAGTATTGAAGTCGCTGATTTGCTGATGCCGCCGATCATGTGGCTCAGGCCAAGTCCGTAGAAGCCGAGTCCCGGCAAAAACTTGTACTGCACAAAATAATTTATCTTCATTTTGCGCGGGTCTTGCTCAAGATAGTTACGTCGTATCGACAACACTTTTTGTGACTGCTCATCGATGGTGACGATGTAAGGCAGCTTGAGACCTGTTGGTTCACCGTCTGCCCCCAAGTCCTCAAAGCCTGGAATATCTAAAATCGTGTGTGTCTCAAAAACGACATAATCTCTGTTTTCTTGGTACGACGGCTCCATGCCCTCGATTTCGTCGATCTCTTCTTCGACTTCACTGCGCATGTAATTGATCGAGCCACCCTTCAGCTCAACGTCCGCATAAAAGCCGTTGAGCTGTTGCTTCTTGATTTCGTTGCGGCTCATGTTCAAAACATGTGTTACACGCTCTGCCGTGAATAAATCGGCGGCCTCGTAGGGCACAATCAAGTCTTGCGGCTCAATAAACTTGCTCGCCGCTTTGTTCATGCTGGTGTCGTAGTACACTTTTTTGAACGCAGATCCTGCAAGCGGCAGGTAAAACAAGAGCATATCGAGTTCTGGATCGTACTCTTGCATCACATTCATGATGTAGTAGTTCATGAATTCTTGCACACGAACTGCCTGCATTTCGACTTCGGGCGTGCGGACGCCAACCACCTCTGTTTTTACTGGGCCTTTGGCGGGCAACAATTCTTTGTACGCTTGGGCCTGAAACTGCGTGACTGACTCTGCCAGGATGGGGTGGATAACCCCGGTTGAGCCTTCAAAGGGTTGGCTCCGTGAATCATCGAACTTCATGCCCAAATATTTTAGGCCGTCCGTGTAAGTTTTTTCCCACTCACTGCGACTTTCTTTGTCTGATTTAATGGACGATAGGACGTCATCAGCAAGCTTTGACAAGTCCGATGC